TGGTATTGGTATGATTACATCACAATTAAGAATTATGAATAGATTAACACCATATATATGGGCTCACAGAGGGGACAGACTTGAATATTATGGGGTAAGTACTAAATATGTAAGGGAAAGTATTGCACATTTAACAATAGAATCTATTGCTTATACAAGGTTCCAATCAAACTTTTTATATAGACAAAATGACCCAGCTTTACCAGAAGAACAAAGAATAACAAGTGGTAGAATTATTGGAACTGGGACACAATTCCACTCAAAAGGAATGGGTGTAGCCACAACTCCCAAATATAACCAGTTTTACATTGGAGATCCAATAGAGGGAATGGCGCGTTCATATATCAATAATGATTTACTTTATGAATTAGATATTGGTATTGGATATGGTCAATCAGTAGGTGTAGATGATGAAGGTGAAATTGCAGCCTTTGGATTTACAAGTAACATAGACCCTGCACACATAACAACATTTGAAAACACTATAAAAGTTGTAGATTATACAGATCCCCAAAATCCATTTGTTTCTAGAACACTTACAGCTAGTGATTCAACCGCACAATTAAGATATGTTAAAGTGTCAGGACACGGAAAAAAGGTTGGGGCATTTGATATTGTTAATAACCGTTTATATGTTTTTGATATAGAGACTGAATATACAAGAGAGGCTATTATAACTGGTTTGGATCCCAACACAAAATTTGACTTTTCATATGATGGTTTAAAACTAGTTGTGGGTTTATATTCACAATCACAATATAGAACATATGGATATGATAAAAGTACCGCTGTATATTCATTAGGTATAACAAAAGATGTTTATAATCCCCTAGGAAATTCGCTTCATGTAGCAATGTCTAGGGATGGAAATATAATTTATTATTCACAAGATTATTCAATTAAAACAGATTCATTACAAGTTCTAGATGAAGTAAAAGTAAAAGATTTTAAACTTGTTGCAGATTTTATACTTTTAGACAAGTATGAAAAAAATATAGTTGAGAATACATGTAGGGATTACGCATTTACACAAGTTCAACAAGCGGATAATCAACTCATTCCCTTGGGTGAATACGATTGGACTATGAGATCTAATTTTATAAATCCAATAAAAGAGTTCTATTTTGTTTTTCAGTGTTTAAGATTTAGTAATGACCAAATATTGTCTGCATGCAATTATGATAATATTGGAAGAGAAATAGATCACGAAGATAATATTAACTATTTTGAACACATGTATAACATAAGAATGATATTAGATAATGAAGAAGTCCTCACAGAAGAATCTGGAAAAACATTTTTCTTAAAATCTATTCAAAGTGGTCTTCATCATAAAAGAACACCAATGAGTAGGAGATTTTATTCGTACTCATTCGCGACAGAACCAGAGAAGGGAGCACCAACGGGTCAAAGAAACTTTAGTCTCATAAGAAATCAAATATTTAAAGTAAAATTAGTTCCACAAAATATTTATAGAAGAGAACTAAGAATTTATGGGTTAAGTTATAATGTTTTTAGAATTTCTGATGGTGAAATTAGAATGCTATTCCCATATAGATGTGTTCCAGTTCCAACATCACCAAATAACAGTATTGGTCCAAACGATAGAATACCATTCTTGTTTGCAAACCAAGAAGGATATATGGTGCCTTGTGAATGCCCAGATATTCCTAATTGCCCCGACCCCGAAGATGTCCCTGGGGAAGGCTTTCCTCAGCAATAGATGTCGCACACTCCCTCGCCAATCTATCAACCAATTCATTCATCGGGTTCCCATTATGCGCTTTTACCCAACGCCATTCCACAACATTCAACTGTTGTGAAAGGGTGTCCATTTTAATCCATAACTGCATATTAGCAACTGGTTTACCAGCAGAGGTTTTCCAACCGTTTGTTTTCCATTTGTGTATCCATTGAGTTATTCCCAACTTAACATAATTACTATCCGTGTAAATAGTCACATCTTTCTCACTAATTTTTATACACTCCTCGAGAGCCTTAACAACTGCCGTCATTTCCATAATATTATTGGTAGAAGTAGGGAAACCACCTTTCAATGTAAATTTGTCCTTACAAACCGCCGCCCAGCCACCTGGACCTGGGTTGTGAAGACAACTACCATCCGTGTATACTTCTATCATTAAGTGATTAATGAATTATTTTTTTATATTTATTGAATCTTAACAGAGTTTGTAAAGTGGTCGTATGCCAAATAAGCAAATACACCCACCACCCCGAGGATTAGGATTAGGAGTACATAACCGATATGGAATTTATTTTTTTCGGTTGGTTTCAAACCGTTCGCCATTTTATATAAAAAAATATTTTTTTTACGCATATTTATAGGCGGTGGCAACTTCACCTTCCAAGGAATTCACATACTTTTTATATTTGGTATAAACCTTTTCCATTTTTTTCTGTAACTTTTCTCTCTTTTCAAGATTTTTAGAGAAAGATCTCTCAGCTTCATTCTTTGGAACACCCGCACCAACTGACATAGCAATAGCAACATGTGTTTTGTTATAATTTTTTCGCAAGTTTTCAAATTTTTTAATGAAATATTCTAGATGTTTAATAGAACTTTTGTAATTTGAAATTAAATTTTTAGTATTTCTATCATTGAGGGGGCTGTTTAATTTGTTAATTCTTGACTTCATATATTTAATTTTTTTTTGAATCAAATTCTTCTTAGACATAGTCATATGCTTAATATTTTCTGGGTGTGCAAGTCTCTTATTTCCGTGAACCTTTGGTGGTCTCTTCACACTGAAATTCATAACATAATTGTATCCCTTTGTCATTTATTGTATTAAAATATTTTAATCTTCCTTTTCATTTTCTTCTGTTTCTGAAGATCCTGATTCATCCTCATCCTCTGTAGCGTATTCTTTACACAAAAACATTGTCTCAAGTGAAACATCATTATAAAGACAAGAGAAAGCATCCCAAATATCCTCAATAAAATAAGGCATACTTACTAAAACTGCATAAGGGAAAATCCACAAATAACGAAATTTAAATTCCATTTGTATTAAAAAAGTTTCTAATTTTTAAGTGTTTGGGGTTTGATGTATTCACTCGCACGCTTAGGTGTTTTACAAATTGTATCACCACAATGGTCTCTGTTTTGATACACAGCATTCACACCCGTTGTTATTTCATCACATGTCTTAAGCGCCCATCTACCAAGTGGTTTTTTATCTAATTCAGTCATTTTCATAAGAGCCCGAGGCAAATTAAAAAAATGATTCATCTATATAAGTTTATTTCTTAATTTTTAAGTGTTTGGGGTTTGATATGCTTGTTTTTTAAGTGCCAAAGCAATTTTACTTTGAGCCAATTTCTCAGTCTTTTCTACTTTTTTGAGTTCCTTTTTAGCTTCCTCATCATCTGGATCTTTTTCTAAAATAGCCAACAATTTTTCGCGTTTAGCCTTTCTTTCTGCCGCAGCCTTCAAACGACGATTTTCATTAAAATTTACTCTTTGTTCTTGCTTTGTCAATTTTGTGCCAGACAACCTCGCTTGGGAACGCCTTTCATCAGCCTGAATTCGTAACAATTCATCAATAACTTCTTTAGTTTGTGGTTGAGATAAAAGGTATTCCTTGCGTTTATCCCTAGCACTAGCTGTTAAATCACGACGCTTTTGGTTGTAATTCTCACGAGCTTGGGGTCTTGGTTTGTCTGCATTACTTATTTTTCCATGGTGTTGTGTATTCCATTCGTCAATAATTTGATGACTTTTTTGTAATTCTGGAATTCTATCAGATTTTTTACCCACTGTCAATCCATAAATGATTTCATATGTATTTCTCATTTTGGTTATTTCTCTTATGGCATCTTCTTTATTTTTAAAAGATTTTTTCCACCACTCCTTTTCTTCATGTTGAATTCTAGCATACCACAATTTATTAGTATTACACCAATAAACACCTCTTGTTCCAGAAGTATTATTAGAATTCATATTTGGTCTGTGTGCCACATTAGTTCCTTTTCTCAAGACCCTAAGATTACATCTTCTATTGTCAAGTGTATCACCATTAATGTGATCAACAACAATTGAATTATCTTCACACAATCCCAATAAAAGTAATCTATTAATTCTTGGTCTTTTTCTACCAAGAGGACTATCCCAATCACATTGTAAATATTTACCTGTTGAACCAGTTAAAGCCCAACTTGGCATATCAACAACAAATCTTTGATAATCTTCATTATCGATAGCAAAAAATGCTCCAGGTCTTGAATTGATTGGCACGAGTGTATAATCCATTTTATATATTTCTAAAGATTGTAATCTTTAAACCAACCCATCATACCACTCATATACGAAAAGTAAAATCTTATATTTTTTTAGAGGATATAAGATTTTATATTGAAATTTATTAATATTATAGTATTCTTTAAGCCTAGTTACTAAAGGCCAATCCCCCCATACCACTTTGCACTCGCAACACATTATAGTTGGTCGCGAACATGTGCATGGTTTGGCTGTTGTCGCAATCAGCCTTAAGGGTGACCGCAACTTGGGCGTTATCGATACGGGAGAAGTTGCATGTACCACTTGGTTGATGCTCTTCTGGGCGAAGTGCGAATGAATACGCGTACACACCTGGGTATGGGTTACCAGTGTGGTGGTTGAATGGTTGCACTTGGTTGAAGTACTTACCCTTTTGTTCCTTCATGCGATCTTGACCATTGAGGATCAATTTGAAGGTATCAAGTGGACCAACGGAGGCTGTGTCAGACACATCACCGTCTTCAATCCACGCGGAGGCACCACCGTTTGTGCCCGCACCACAGACAAGCGCTGGCGCACCAGAGCCAACAGAGGTTGAGACAACACCCTCATCCGCCAATGGGTTGGAGGTGAGGACGACTTGGTCGACAACAGAGGCGTTGGAAGTGAAGTTCCAAGAGCGAGCGTTGGAGACACCGCCATCGTTGAAGCACCAGACCAATTCCTTGATTGGGTGGTTGTAGGAGAGACGCACTTGGCGAGACGCACCA